GTCGTTAAGCCACAAGATATGCTCGCGCAGCACTTTTCTTTCTTTGTCATCCATGACGTAATCCCCATGCCGCGATCAGCGCCGCGTCAGCTCTGCCGTCATCCTTGACGCGCTTGAAGTAGTCCACGTTCCATGGAAACAGCTCCATGGCACGCGCTCTGGCGCCGTCCTTGCCACCAGTCACGCCCATCGCCTTTTGCCATGTCTGTGGCGTAATCAGAGTGGCTTTGATGGATCTCGCGGCGATCACTCCCTCAATCGCACCAAGGCTGCGCCCAAAGCTGAAGACGCTTGTCACCCCCTGGCCACTCATTGCAAACACTTTTTCGACAAAAGCCTCGTCCGGCTTGAACTCGTCAATGATGGCGATCAGCTCGGGGATGCTGATCTGACGCTTGGCTGCGCCATTGCGTGTCAGCGTGACTGTGGGCATATCCACAATGCCTGTGAGAGTCTCGCCCTGCATCATTGCTATGGCGCCCGACAATCCAACATCAATACCGAGGATTCTTCGCGGCTTAAATGTACTCATTTGACGGCGTCCTCCATGGCTTTGTTAAGCACTATCAGGCGAGCTGATACCAACGCATCGGCGGCCTGATCCAAGCGCATTACTGATCCATACAATGGCTCTGTGGTCCCCGACATCCAGCGAGATACCTGCGCCTGATCGATCTCTGCAACGCGGCAGACATCGCTCATCCTGTAGCCGGCGCATTCAACCTTGTGGCGTATTGCGGATAGTGCTTCTTGAGATATCGTTTTCATGAGTAAGATGTTAACCATGTTTTGTGGAAAGCGTCAAGTTTAAAGCAAAAAAAGGGGGTTAACTCGCGCTAACCCCCCAAAGGCAACTGGCAGTAAAACCGCCAATGCTGAGTTTACAACAATATTTTTAAATAATTGTTGACGACTTAGTCATAGATGATATGATTCTTCTGTCATTAATTAAAGGAGACTTTGAAATGAACCACACCCAGCACCCTTACATGGAGCAGGAAAGACGGCACTTAAACCGCCGCGCCGACTCTGCCCTTGACTTCCTCGCCGCCATCGCCATCGGCGTTGGCTTTGCCCTTTTACTTTCAGCATGGTGGTCATCATGAGCAAAAAGATGCAAGACGAAATAGACGCCGAGGTACTGCGCCTCTCACCCCCAAAAGAGACTGCCATTGGCGTGATGACTCGCGCCGAGATGGTGCAGCTCATCAGCAAATCAGTCCACTGTGGCGCCGTAATCGGATGGGCGCACGCTGAGAGATTCACCCGCGAGCGTATGCAGGCAAAGATCGATCAGCTTGACTACGAAATGAAGTGCATCCAAGAGCGCCTCAAAGACGCGGAGATGGAACTACTGGCGGCAGGCAAATGAGGCACGACTGGCGTCCACCAGCAGGCACAAAAGTGACGCTCCCAAGTGCCTACGCCAAGCAATTAAAGTACGAAAAACCAACCAATGTGCAGTCTACTTGGCGCCGCTTTGGTTGGACACCACCAAGTGAGGCCAAGTTATGCAAACCGCAATAATCTTTTTCTTAATCGCACTGTTCGGCATGGCCGCGGTGATCGTCACGCTGTTTTGCCTTGTTTGGGTACTTTTAAATTTTGAGGTTGACTGATGGTTAAAGAGAAGACAGAGCTGGGACGCGCCATCACGCTGCGCCTGACCCAATCCGAATATGCAGAATATGTTCGCTTGGGCGGTGTGAAGTGGATGCGTATGCTGTTGCAATTGAGTGCAGGTATTCAGAAAGAAAAGAATAAATGAAGTCTGTCAGGCTGCCACGCATCATCGATCTGCTCCAGCGTGTCGGCTGTACGGCGCCAGAGGTTGCCGCCAAGGTGTACTGCACCGAAAGATCAGCTCAGATACTGATCAACAAATTGCGTAAGCAGGGCATTGTCCACATCCAAGAGTGGCGCAGATCAGGCAATGTGATGGTGGCCGTGTACCGGCATGGGATAGGCACTGATGCCGTCAAGCCTAAACCTCTGACGGCGCAAGAGAGGCTCAAACGCTGGCGAGCCAAAGAGTCCCTTGACGATCATGCTTTTCGCATGGCAAAGGAAAGAGCAAAGAAGTGGAAGATCAAGCGCGATCCGCTGGTGGCTGCGCTGTTTGGAGATAGATGATGGATAAAGATTATGTAGACATGGCTTTGGAAAAAGCGCAAATCATAGAATTAAACCCATCAAATGATGAGTCATTCGAATTGTGCCAACTCATCATCGGACTTGTTGATGTCATCAATAAGTTGGAATCTCTCCAGCAAGCATCTTCTTCATAACTTCATCTGGCATTAGCCCAGTGATTCTGCTGGTTCTTTCAACTGCTTCATTTATGTTTTGAATCATTGGTTTGCCAGTAGCACCCTTTGCTCCAATCCATGCAATATCTTGTAAATTAACAGGCATTATTCCTTTGGATGCTGCAACATCATTTAGTACGCCTTCAGCCAAACCATAAGTATTTGGATATGGCGCAAGTAGTCCACCTTGATATAGCTGGCTCATTTGCTCATCAATAGTTGGTCTGTCTCTGTATCCTAAAAAGTTGGCAGAAAAATTATGTCTTTTGGGATTTTGTACAGTTAAGCCTTGACCTTGATTTATCAGCTTATCGTACAAAGACATATTCCCACTTGCAAATCTTCCACCTATTGGATGAGGAAAATCTACTGCTGAAGATGGTTGAGCAATACCTTTTTGACGCAAGAAATTTCCATATTGCCCCATCAAGAAATTTGCTTTGGGATCAGCTCCACCAGTAGTAGCTGCCATTGCATCTGCAAATCGTTCCTTAAATAACTGACGGCCTTTTTCTGGACCAAATTGCTTAACGAATTCATCCTCGTACTGCTTCATTGCGTACCAATTATGTGCAAGCGGATCATTTACTGCTTTTTCATATGCACCAGATAAATTCGCTCTTGCTTGTGGTGTATCGTAAATTGCTTGGTATTTGTCTATTGTCTGCTGTTTAGCAGGAACGACATCAGTCAATGTTCTACCTTGTAATGGGTAGTTTGTAGGATCAACATAGGCACGTTGTGAAACGTCAAAAAATGGTTCGTAATTTCCTTTTTCTATGTCCTTTTGTGCAGCATTGCGTGCTTTCTGAACTGCTTCAGCTTCAGCAGATAGTTGTTTTGCAATGTATTCTTTACCTGTTTTAGGATCAACAGCAGGAACACCAGCTGCAACTTTTGGATATCTCTCTGCTAATTTTTGAGGGTCATATCCCAAAACTTTTTTGCCTGGCAATTTCACTACACCAGCAGACGCAAAGCCCATTGGACCCGCCATAGTCATCTCTGTGAGCTGATCAAACGCTGCCTGATCTGTCACTTTCATTGGATTTTTTCTATCGCCAAATGCGCGTTTTTGCAGCTCACGAAACTTCTCTTGTGACTCATCTATTGATGTCAGACCAGACTGAAGCAAACCGCCAATGCCTTGCATAGCCTGCGTCCTGTTTGGGTCTTGCATATACCCAAGAAAGTCGCCAAGTAAGCCTGTGAATTGAGTTGCCATTTCTTACCTCGCTCTACGCATCTGAAGTGCGATGGGTTGAATCTGTTTGTAGTACGCCTCAATAGCATCGCTGGCTGCTGGATCAGCAGTAGCAATGGCTGATAACTTGGCGATCTGACTTGTCAGAGAATTTGGATTATTGACAACAGCTCGACTGGTGTCTGACACCCACCTGATAAAGCGTGGACTCTCTAGAAGTCTTGCTGCCAAATTGCTTGATAAGACAAGACCACCTAAAGCGCCAGCTCCACCAAGCAATGCTTGTGTCATGTCGCCGCCAAGTCCACCACCGATCAATCCACCAGTACCCAATAAGGCTGATGTAACCATCTGAGCGCCGCCAGTATTTGAGACATTGACAGCCTTTCCAGCTTCACGCGCACCAGTGCTGATCTTGACTAAGTCATTGATGGCGGGAATTATGTTGCGGTATCTCTCACCGCCAAACAGGACTTGCTTGGCGCTGTCACTCAAGCCATTCCAGTTTGTTAAAAATGTACTTGCGCTAAATTCAAAACTTTCAGCGCCAACGTCTGCGCCCTCTTTGACTCCAGCTTTAGCATTACCCAATTGCTGCCACACTGATGCCGCCAGCGTGTCTCGCTCTTCTGGTTTGAAATTACGCACCAATAGTTGGAGTCTACCCATGCCATCTTTAGTGCCTGCCATCGCATAGTTGGCCGCATTCACATCAAGATTTTGATCTGCAATCTTTTGCAGTGCAGGCAAATTGACTTCACGATTAAACCTAACATATCGATCATGCAACTTCAAAGCACGTTGTGCAATAGGTCCTGATTCTTTAGCCGCCTGCGAAATATCAGCACTCAATGCAGCATAAAGTCTTTTTAATTCTTTGGTGTTTGAAAATCCGCTAATGTCTGGCCTGTCAATCTCTTTGCCAATTTCACTTCTCATGCGGCGCAGTGCATCAAATGTCACACCACCAAATCCTGCATTTGCATCATCAACAATACGCAAAGATCGTTGAATGACTGGGCTAAGTATTGGGCTTAATGTGCTTGGACTTGTAGCAATTTCCGCATTCAATTGGTTGACCAATTGAGCTGTATTTCCTGCTGCAAATCTATTGCTTGGACCAACGGCATAGGCAACAACATCATCAATCTGATTGCGTCTATCTGCAAATCTCTTTGCAGCAGCTTCAGCGCCTTGTTTAATAAAACCGCCAAGACCACCTTTTTCTGTGAATGGTGGCGTAGGTATAACGCTTGGAGTCTTGCCTACTTGTGAAATATCTTCAGCAATGTTGCGTGCGGCAGTACCCATCTGCTCTTGCATTAATTCGTACTTTGGTGCAATGACTTGAGCGCCGCCAGGCGTTTGTGCCAAGCCAGCCTCAAGACGCTGAACAGCAGGACTTTGAGTGGCAACGCCGGCAGGCAACTTAATGCCAAGTCTGGCCGCTGCTTGCGGTATACCTTGGCGCAGTCCCATCAATTGCTGTTGAATTGGGGATAACAGATATGGCAAACCTTTTTCAACTAACTGACCACCGCGCTGACCAATGGCATTCAAAAGCATATCTTTTGTAACGCCTGTGGCCTGCTCTGCACCGCCCCTAGTCTCTACAGATGGGCCGCCATACTGCATACCCATCTCGTACAGCTTTTTGAATGCGGCGCCACCGAGTCCAGCACCTCCAACCATTGCTGGTGGACCAAATGGAGCCGTCAATGCAGCGCCAGTACCAGCGCCAACAAACTCTGCAATCTCAGGCATAGCGCCAGCTATATCGCCCATGGTCGGCAAAGGTACGCCAAAGAATACAGGATTCTTTTCATTCATCAATGTTGTCCGGCCAGTCTTTGGATCGGTATAGATGAAGTTTTCTTTGTCGTATGGTTGCGCGTCAGGGAAATACTGCTTGAGCGTTGCAAGTTTGTCTTGCATGGTGGTGGCAGAGCCAACAGCAGCTCGCACACCAAGTGGTGCGCCAGTAGTCATCTCTATCTGCTTTTCGCTTGGCGCTGGAATCTGTAAAGATCTGATGTAGTCGGACAAGGCTTGCGCCGCCTTGGTGTCACCAGCAGCGTCAGCGGCCTGCAAAGACTTGTACAGATCATCAATTGTTGGGTCTGCCATTATGGTTTCCTTGCTGGATATTTAAGCAAAATATCGTTAATTACTGGAGGTGGTGCAACAGTTGTAGTTCTTGGAATTGGAGCAGCAACCGAGAATGTGCTTGGCAGTTGCATGATTGGTTGACCAAACTGCAAATTCTTTCTTGTGGTTTCGTCAACAATCCTACTTCTCAATTCACCAATTTGTGCATAGAAAGCAGCTGGACCACCAAGTCCTCTGATATATGTTGACAAAGCAGTTGGATCGCTCAACTGAGCTTGCAGTCTTGGCAAATCTTCTTTATTCAATACGCCAAGTTGAGCAGCAAGCCTTGCTTTTGTGAGCAAGTCTTCATAAATAGCAGATTGAGAAGCGCCCTTTTCACCCATACCGCCGATCTGCATTCCTTGCTCTCTAACCATATTTTCCATTTTGTTTAATGCGGCAACAAAGTCAACGCCAGCATTAATAGACTCTCGTGATTTGGATATTTCTTCGGGTCTTGGAGCCATGGGCGTTGATTTAACGCCAGCAGGCAGAGGAGCAGCCGTAGCACCCTCAGTTGGTGAAACAACAGGCGCTGCTGATGGTGCTGGCGCTCTTGCAGTAACTGGTGCTGGAGCAGCTTGACCAGTGCTAGGTACTATTGTCACTGGATTAGTTACCGCTGGAATATTTCCTTTAAATGTAGGTCTAGGAATTGATTCTGGCAATGGCATAGGTTGTGTGTATACAGTCTTAAGTGATCCGTCAGGTTGAACCTGTTCAGTTGGAACAGGCATACTCAAAGCGCGAAACGCAAGTGCATACTGAACTGTATTTGTCTTTCCACTATTGACGCCATCTAAAATAATATCGTAAGCATTGCCTTGTACGCCACCGCCAAATGCGCCTGGCGCTGCTGGTACTAATGTGGCCTGCTTACTTGTTGTATTGACTTGCCATTTACTGGAGCCAGGCAAACCAAATGCTTCAGCCTCAAGTCCTGTCACCACCTTGAATTCTTCTTTTGCCGCTTGAAGTGTAGAAACCTGACCAGTACGCACATTTTGCTGATACTTTCCAGCAGGATCAAGCCCAAGTGCTTCAGCCTCACTTGGTGACAATGTTGCAAAACTTTCTGTTTTTAGACTCTCTTCAAATATCTTTGGAAGAAATGTCTTTGGACTCTGTGCAGCCAAAAGCAATTGATCTGGCGTCAATGTTGAAAATATATCGGGTCTTGCCTTGGCTGTAGTGGTAACGCCTGGCAACTCTTGCACCGCCATATCTTGTGGCATTGTCTTACCAATTAACGCATCACGTTGTGTCGTTGGACCAAGACCAAATTGTGAAACAGGCAATGCCGCTGCCTGCATTCCAGTTATAGGCTGATCAGGTGAAAGCAAAGATGCTGTAGGAGCTGCGCCTGTAGCCGCACCAGGTATACGGCTCATGATGTATTTTTGCAATGCCTGTTCGCGTTTCGCCTCATCCAGCTTCTGCTTGGTCATCAACTGAGCAATAGCACCCTGCTGCGCCTGCTGGTAGCCTGCTGCGCCAGCCTCTAAGCCTTGTCCGAGGGCTTGACCAATGGAAATTGGTGTGGTGCTTCTACCGCTTGATTTCAACAGTGCAGCCGCCGCAGACATCATCGCCTGTCGTTGCATCGCTTGGCGCTGTGCGTCTGTTAGATACTCATTGAGGCCACCATCCATGCCGCCAAAGAGCAAGCCGCCAAAGTTCATTGGGGACGCCGCTGGTGATGGTGCTAATGGCTGAAAACCAGTAGCACCAGGTATTGCGTTATATAACTCTGCGAATGTTGTCATTGTTTACCTCAACCAAGTAATCCTTGAATACCATACATCTTCAACAATTGTTCATAGCTTAGATTACTTCCAGCAGGAATGTTCATTGTTGGCATCTCTTGCGACTTTGGCTGTGCCTGCTGAAGTAAAGACATAGCCATCATTGGATTCATTTGTGGCGTTGATGCGCTTGAGACATTACCAAATGACGCTGGTGGCTTGATGCCAATACCATCAACATTAACTGGGGACGGCATACGCATACCTTGTCCATCACCATAATCAGGCGATGGCATACGCAAGCTAGGCTGCCCTGCCTGATTGCGTTTGAGTAAGTAGTCTATGTAGTTCATCCGAGTATTCCGCTACCAAGCAAAGCGCCACCAGCTAATGCGTATGGATTTGTAAAGCCAAGAGCGTAAGTGGCAGCCGCACCACCCAAAGCGCCAGCTCCTGTGTTTCGATATGTTGGCTGACTTGTCGTACCGCCAACATTGGCAGGCTGACCACTCAATGCGCTTTGAACAACGCCAAGTTTTTGCAAGCCAATATTGCGAGCTGCATCAAGTCTTGCCTGCTCAAGCTGCTGTCTAGCACTGCCAGCACCCATGACTGTCTGCGCCCCTTGCAATCCTAAGTTGCGAGCATTCATTGCAGTTTGTGTGGCCGTTGCATAGCCAGCTTGACGCATCTGCGCCGCTGTCTTGGCGGCCTGCTGCAATGCCGCCTGATCTGTCAGCGACTGCTGTACGCCGTAGCGTGAGCCACCAAACGCTTTTGCCGCTGCTGCCTGCTGTGCATTTTGAAGTGCAGCCATTTGGCGTGACTGCTCAATGTCGCCCAATGTGCCTTGGATGACTTGCTGCTCATAGGGATTCATGAATTCTTGAATGTCAGCACCAGTGAATGGCTTGAGTCCAAGATTGACAAGTTGCTCTTCACCCTGCTGATACAGAGGATTAAATTCAGCAAACTGCTGAACTCCAAGGCCGCTAGCAACGCTCTTTGCCTGCTCAAGATTTCTGAGGTACTGCTCTTTGATCTGTGGATCAATGCTTGTTGTTGCTGTTTGGCTGCCGCCGCTGTCTTTGCTCATTTCTTACCCCTTAAACTGTTTCGCCATTTTCACGAATGAATTTTGTATCTGTTCCCAATGTGTCAAACAATGACATCCAAAACTTTTCAAGTGGCTTGAATATCCAACCCCATTTATTTTCGCCGTAATACCACTTGGCGTAGCACACCGCTGGATCAGCGAATGTCTTAACCACAAAGAAACTAAATAACTTTGATTTACGCATCAGTGGGATAAAGACTTCAGCCAGTTTGTAATAGCCGCGCTTGTTTCTTTCGGTGACTTTTTCATCACGATAACGGCGCACAACCCTGTCCATAGTGCCGTCACCATAGCGAGCCTCAAGCATGATGAAACAGCAACCACCGCCGCCTCCACCGCCGCCAGCGCCGCCAGTTGCGGATCCTGCTGTGGTTGCGGTTGCTGTAGCGGCAACTCCTGCCGCGCCACTTCCCATGCCAGCCAATCCACCGCCTACAGAGCCAGGTGACGAGCTAGTACCTCCAACGCCAGCCGCCGCAGCAGCGTTTGCCGCATTCTGTGCCGTAGTAGTGGCATTGGCAACTTGACCAACAGTACCCTTGCTTGCAATTCCTGACATTGGACTTCCGCTGGTGGAGCTGACACCGCCGCTTGAGGTAGTGCCAGGCCCATCAATGCCAAGCACATTCATTAAAACTTTTATGGGCAATGGCATCATCAAGTTGACAAGATTTGGCACTGTCATGGCATCAATGGCGGCTTTTTCGCCTGGCGTCATCTGAGCAAATGCCGCTTGTGCTGCCGATTGCTGTGCAGCAACGCCAGCGTTACCACCACCACCAAATTTAGTTAATTCAGCGTTAAATTTATTAACTGCCTGATTCTGAGCTGGCGTGATGTTGTAAATCTCAGGTTTATATCCACCAGTAGCGTCAAGCAATCCTGACGGCACTTGCTCAGTCTGTTGCATCTGAGACATGATCTGCTGATAGCGGTTTACTGGTGACGCGTCAAGAAGACCACCACCAAATTGAGGTGGCGGCAGATTTGTCCATCCCTTACCCGCAATCAAATCTTCATATGCCATTTACAAGTCCTTGCTAAGTACAAACCACTTTGGCTTGTAACCCCTGTCCTTTAAGAATGTCTTTTCCCAACCCTTACGGCCAGCCAAAGACACTCGCGTGCAACCCATACTCTCACCCCATGATTCCACCAAAGGTTGCATCAATCGGAGTTCATCTAGGTCGCCGCCAGCAAGAAAGAAATGCAAATTCTTGAGTCGCGGGTAGACAATGATCTCAGTCACTATCACAGAGTTATCAGCAGGCCACAGTTGAAATCTGCCTTTTTTGAGTCCCTCTGCAATGTCCTCAATTCCATGAGTTCCACCAGAGTATTCTAGTGCCGCCTCAACGTGATGGCGCAGTCTCTGCAAATCCTCTTCGTCTGTCAACGCTTACCCATCGCCACGACATCAAATCGATTCACGCCAACGCGCCAATCTTCCAAAACTGCGCCTGTGTACTTGACTTTTACCTGACGACCAGCAAACCGCACATCGGTTGGCTGCGCCGCTGGATATGGACCATGACTTGTTTCTGTTGATGTCGGGTACATCCGCGACTTGAAGCTGATCTGTACCTCGCCAAGCGTTTGCTCATCGGGGATCACCTGACGCACCGACATGATGTTTTCGCCAACGCCAATCTCGTATGGTCCTGACTCGGCATAGACAGAGCCTGAGTCATAGTCAAAGCCAACCTCATGCTCATAAATGTAGCCGTCAGATGACACCATCAGAGGATTCAAGTACACACCTCGGTCAGTGCCTGCTGTGCGAGATAGTAAGCCTATATTCCAGTGCGATTCGCGGTAGTTGTAGATGACATAGGAGTCAACTTCGTTGCTGGCGCTGGATGGGTAAAACCACCATATCTCGCCATACTTGCTATTGTGTACGGCGTACACCTTGCTGACTTGGTTGTAGTTCATGTTCTGAAACACATAATCAGAGACATCGCAAGGCAAAGGCTTGACATAGCCGTCAAATAACCAAAAGCCTGATGTAGACATCCACATCGCGGCAGTGTCGATGGCCGCTACAGCCTGAGATGAAATCAATCCGCAACCTGATCCAGCCTTTTCAAAAGCATAGACGTATGGCAGTCCGACATAGCTGGCGGTATGCACATCAACATCTGTAAACAGCAAATTGATGCCGCGCACCCTTTTGCCTGCTTTCAATGAGCCAACTGTCTGCAACTCAAAGTCACCCGCCTGATTTGTGGCGGCTGCCGTCCATACAGTATCGTTTTCTTGGTCACACCACTTCACCAATCTAGGGTTGCTAGACGCACCCAAGGCAAAGATAAATCGCTCGGCGGTGGACATTAAAGCCTGACATCCTGTTGGCGCGTTGGTGATGGCCGCAGCCAGCGTTGGCGTTGTAAATCCCAACTGCCACTCATAGAGTTTGCCATCAGCATTAGAGCATCCAATCAAGTATTCGCCCCAAGTGTCCAAGCTCCAAGTCGTTGCTGGTGTCGTTGTTCCAGTATCAGGACGCGCTACGCCATACGCATAATATCCATAGAAGTTTGCCCCATAGCCAGTATTGATGGCGGCACTAGCTGTGCCTGCTGTGAAACTTGTTGGCGTGATGTCCTTGAGCGTGCCTGCCTCATTCATGGCGTAGAGCTTGGAGTGTGTGCCAGCAGCGATCCATCGATCTCCGCTGTTATCCCGCCAAGTAATTAAAGCTCGACACGATCCTGTCATCTGACTGCTGGAGCGCTTGCGCCAGCCGCCAATGGGTCTGAGTGTGTTCTCAAACCAACGTACCAAGTTGGCGTCAAACCATCGGCCAGCAGACTGGTATTCAGTGCCGTTCCGGTACACACCTGGTGGAATCTTTAGAGGAATGAGTGCCATAGGTCAATTATGCGGTTTCTGTAGACAAATTGGACACAAAAGAAAGTGTGGCAATGACTGATGGCACTACTGGCCTAGTCGGTGAGCTGCTGGCTGCATAGTGTTCAATACTGACACCAACATCTGTTGGCCGCCACATAATCTCCACATAATCATTGGCCGCCAAACTGACAAAGAAGTTAAGCGCGGCAACAATGTGATATGGGTCGCCGACACCTTTCCTTGGCGCAAAGCCAAATCTGCTGTTTGACTTGTCAATGTTTGTGCCGTTTTTACGAAACCACACATCCACATCTTGAGATGCATTGGTGGAATTGGTCAACTGGATGCTGAATTGGATGTTGTAGATGCCAGCCTGAGACACATTGAGTCTTGACGAATTCGACAAGGTGACACCATTGCTGAAGTCGGTAGTGTCAAAGGTGATGGCATAAGCCGTTGTCGTATTGGCAGCCACTTGATCTGTGCCGTCTTGAAACGCGCCATATGGGTTGTTGATGTACTTACCACCACGCGGTCCGAGGATCGTTGCAAAGATAGCCGTCAGCTTGGAGAAGTAGACATTCAAGCCGCCAAATGAAGTACCGAAAAATCCTTGGTCATAGGCAGGCGCAGGCGAGCCAAGGTTTGGCTGCGCTGGTGTCGTTATCTGCTGACCAAGGTTTAGTGCCATTATGCAAACGCTCTTGTGCCTGTTTTGTCAATTATCAGCGCCATGGCGCGAGGATCGGCATCCTCAGTATTTGGAATACTGACATGAGTCCAGCGATCAAATTCGCGGATGACTTGGTCGTATTCCAAATCAGAGCCAATGATTGCTCTGACTACTTCATCTGGCGTCATGCCTGGCACTCGTATATCGGCAGCGCAACCACGGCGATGCTGTGATTTGTCGCTTGAACCCACTGCCTTGTTTACCTCGGCACACCTAAATGCACTATTGACAATGATCGGTTTACCGCCAAGCACTTTCTTTACGCCCTCTAAAAATTCAGCCAAACGATACAGGTTGGCTAATTCATCTTCATTTGGCGTATTGTCAAACTCGCGGTGATCGGTATGCGTCAACTCTTCTAAAGTAAAACTTGGTGATAAGTTCATTTTGTAGTCCTCATGGTTTCGTAGGTTTGGATGCAGGCGTTGAGCTTGCGGATGGCGGTGTCTCCCTCGGCTGCGATGGCGACAAGATCGTCAGCAGTCTTTCGGTCAAGTTCGGCTGATGCTGTTCCGCTGTTATCTCCGCTGGCAGTGGCGGTATCACTGGTGGCTGATACGGCGCACTCGGGGGCTTTGACAGGAATGAACAGCCTGCGCTCGCCAGTAGCAATATCAGCGCGTAGCTTGTCTTCTTTAGCCTTTGCAACATTGTTCGCCTTTCGTAATGTCTGACCATAACTCTGTACCACTTGCGCCATTGCCTGCTCAGTCTCCCTCGCCTTGGCGTTCAGCGCAGCAATCTCGACTTGCTGTCGCGTGTACTCGTCATGCTCACCCTTGAAGTATCCACCGCCAAATGATGACAGTACCGCCATCAGTATGCCGAGGATCACCCAAGGGTTAAACAGACTCATGGTGCTGGTGGCTCATTGTCGTTGGCCTCTGCCTTGGCGCTTGCGTTGGCAATTGCTTTGACACCAGAGCGTCCAGCTACACCACCAAGTACCCCAGTGATGAAGACCATAATGGTCGATATCTGTTGGGTATATACGCGGTCTATGGCCGCCATTTGGCCGTTCATTGGTTGTTGAACGAATGATACTGAGTAGAGAAACATACCCATGGAGGCCAGCAGAATGCTCACCAAGACCACGATAACGAATGCCCATACTCTGACTTCAATCTCGTCAGCACTCAGCCGGTTACTAGGTTTATATCCAATGGTTGCCATTACTTCTTCTCCTCGGTTTTAACTAGCATCTCAGGACAAGTGCCTGACGCTGTACAAATTGGTGGCTTGCATTCGGCATTTTGCCAATTCAATGGATCTTGGCATGGGTAGCGGTAGCGATCATCGCAGCCAGTCAGCACCACCAGCAAGACCGACAGAATCCAAATCTCATACACGTTCATTTGTCCTTATCCTTTCGCTGTTGAGCCTCAATCTGCCGCCTTAACTTTTCGACTTTTTCAAGCTGTTGCTTGACATCATTCTTTACTTGCAAGATATCCATATACAAAATGGCTGCCATCGGGATCATCAGCCCTACGAGAATTACAGCCGCGATCCAGCCCACTATGTCTTCCCATACCGATTCACGAACAGGAGCCACAGCCACAGGTACAGGAGGAATATAGTAGTCGCTACTAGGTACGCTACTTTTAGCTGGAAGTTTCTTTCCTCTTCCCTGCGTTGCCATAACTCCTGCCTATTTTTTGCTTCCTCTTTTAGTCTAGCTTTTTCCTGTTCCTCCGTGATGACTTCTCGCATTTCATAGGTCTTTGAATACAGATCAGCAAGGCCAGGAGTTTGGTACACCATGATCTCCCTAATGGTTGTTGAGAGTTCCTCCATCTGCTGCCTACACATCACGCGATTCATCGCGCTTTCCATCATCTGTGCGTTGCTGACGCTGGGATCGTAGACCTTGGCCTTCTCTTCCTCAACTCGCAGATATTCAGTTAACTGGTCTTGCAGGCTCCAGAATTTACTGAGTTGCTTAATGATGTCGGCCAGCGCTTGTGTCTCGTTGTAGGCAACAAACTTTTCTCTCTTCTTTGCCACAGGCTTTGTGCTTGCGGCTGGCGCTGAACCAAACAGCTTTTGCCACCAAGATTTAGCAGCCTTGGCGTCCCCAATAACTTCTTCAACTGTGCTTTTGACTTCAAGAAAATTTGTCTTGGCATCGCGGTACATTGAGCAAAGCTCTGTAATACCAGCCACGCAGGCGTTTGCAGCGAATAGGAGGCTGATGGGGTCCACATCGTTACATCCCCAATAGTTTCTTCACGATGTCGGCGGCCACGCCTGGTCCAAACAAGATGGCGGCAATGACGATATAGAGCTGAATCTCAATCTTCTGCATCCTGCCCTTGCCACTCTCCAACTTTTCTTCGATAGATTTATATCTCTCATCGCAGATCGCTTGGTGGACGGCGAACTCCTTTTCAATGGAGTCACTCATGGCATTGTGACCTTGATTTGGTCAGTGGTAGTTGCCGCATCAATGGCCGTTTGCATGGCGGCGTATTTGTCACGCACAACTTGACGAGCAGCTTCTGCCGCTATTGCTTCAGATGGAATCGTTGCCTTAATATCCAAAGGCGCAAACTCAGCAGATCGTGCTGTGCGTCTAGCATCATGGGCTATGTTCTTTGCTTTAGTTATGTTGATGGTAATCATTCTGAATATTCCCATGCGTTACGAAATGTTCTGTCTGATGGAATGTCAGCTACATCCACAATCTTGAATGGCTTACCAGCAGGAACATCCTTGGCGGCAATTTCCTCAATGGTTAAACCGCACTCAACGGCTGGAATGATGACTGCTACGCCATCGTCTGTTGGGTAAATGATTCTTGAGTTCATGGTTGTCCTCTATCTAAAAACTGAAACACAGACTGTATTTAACTCAATTAAGGATCCATCAGCAGTGCTTCCTGTAAGTATTTGCACAGAACCTGTAAGTGAGCCAGAGGGTGCAATACACGCTTGTCTAGCAACTTGACTTGCTTGACCAACTGTCAAGCCAACTGTTGAATAGTTTGCATCGGGCATTGAAGTAGTAAAGTTAACTGTGTAATCCCCTGTGCCATTATCAGTAACACTTGACACATTGCCACTTGCACGAATAATTGTTGCTAAAGTGCAGTTGCCGCTTGTTGTTCTTGATGTAACAGAAGTAACCACAAACTGATTGGCATTAGTAACAGAAGTTACTGTAAATGCTTCTTGGGATGCGGTTCCAGTTTGAAATGTTATGTTAACAGTTTGTCCTTGAATAAGTCCATGACTAGTAACACTAACAGTAATGGCAAATGCTGACTGACTGTAAGTTCCAGTTAATGCTCCAGCACCATTAAAGTTCACCCAAGCACGACAGCCATAAGCAATAGCAACAGAACCATAGCCTGAGTTAAATTGCAGATTGGCACTAGAGTCAATCCGCATAGCCTCCGCACCGCCTTCAGTAAAAGCAATGGTGTCAGCGGCAGGGAAGAAGATACCTGTGTTTGTGTCGCCTGTTGCTGTGATTGTTGGCGCAGCCGCAGAGCCTGCCGCCGCTGTTAATGTTCCGCTAATTACAGCAGTACCAGCAACAGTCAA